CGTCCGTGATAATGTAGAATGAATCAGGGTCAGTTAAGAAATTGTTCACTCTGTAACCTTGAGGAATCATTCCCATGCTGTTGATTGCATTGATGTCATTATCAGCAGTTTGAGTTCTACCTTGAGATTTCATCAATCTCTCAGCGTTGAACTGATTCGCAGAAGGAATTATCATTTTAACTCCTTTAGCTGCGATTCTTAAACCTCTTTCATCAGTCATTGCAGCGATGTCAATCAAAGACTGCTCTAATGAAGTTTCGTTTAAGTCTGCTTGTGTTGCTAAAGTATTTGCTACAGTACCCGCGATAGTTGGGTGTGCTGTAGAAAGTAAGTTAACGCCATCACCAGTTTGGAACGCTGATGCCGCGGCTACGCCGGGTAAACCATTGTTCAAGACTGCTGCGCCTTTAACTTCTTTAGCATTGGACATAGATCTTGCTAAAGCTTTTGTGTATCTAGAAGAAAGTCTGTCATAAAGGTTGTCCTCTATTGCTTCTTCTGTGATAGCGAAAGCTAGCGCGATCGTTTCCATTGTGTATCTAGCAGTGTAAGTTTCTTGCGCGTCGTCGTACGCAATTCCTTGACCTTCTGCTTTTACATCTGCGTTTGCAAAACCACTTAACATTACTTCTTCTTCAAAAGCTCTGTCAGATGATTCTGTTGTATAAATCTCAGCATGCTGATTTTCATACCTTTTGTACTCCAGGCCGAATAGTGCATTCAAACCTGGCTCTAGTTCTTTAACTAGCTGTGCTCGTGATATTGCCATGTTGTTATTCTCCTATTCAATTATGCCCATGAAACGGCACCAGTGAAGTATTGGTTTAAGTTGTGTGCAACAACCACTGAACAATTCGCTGCTGCGATATCGTTATTTTCAGGGTCTTCTGCAGTTCTTACCAATCTCCATTGATTGTTCGTTGCATGTCTAGTAGCGTACGTTAAAGTTGAACTTGACTGACCAGAAATTTCTGAACCAGCTGCAGTTACAGTTAAGCCATATGTTTTACCATACTCAGCTTGAGCTGCTGCTGCATCAATCGAACCAACAAAAAGTTGATTAGGATTGTCAATTACAAATGCAGTAATGTCTTCGCTATTAGCTGGAGTAATAGGTTGGTTGTAGAAATTCGCAAACGTCGGCTTCTTAGTAGTAGCGTCGTTGTAGAATATTCCATTCAACACACCTATACAAGTGTTAGTGATGGCAGCTTGTGCAGTAACAATGTATCCAGCGGCGCTTCTTACAGCTGTACCTTGGAACAAGTCAACACCCATGCCAGCATCGATAAGATATTTGCCTTGTCCGCCAGTAGCTGGTGTTGAACCAACAGTACCTTGAGCGATCAAACCAAAACCTTGTGTGTTTCTATTTGCCATAGTTATTACTCCTTATGAACCTGCCTTCCGAAAAAGGCCTCCAGTTCGGTTGATATTATTTCGATGTTTAAGAATTACTTCTTTGTACCACCGAAAGTGTGCTTAGAATTTCTATCAATTTTGATAGGCATTCTCTTATCCTGATCCCTAAGTAAGTCGGTTTCGACTGACTCGTCTTGACCTTCAGTTTGTCTTCTCTGATAGTCCATACGAGACTGAGCGAGTTCTTCGGGTATCCTTGCCAGGAGAAGGCCACCTACTCCAATGACTCCAGCGTATTTTCCGTCTAAGACAGTTGGATATTGATCAGTGTCATATTCGTCAGCTCTCACTAACTCATAACCAGATCTCAATCTACCATGAATATTCTTGGTATCATTGAAACCCATAGACTCTGCTCTAATCCATCTGTGCCTAAATCCGTCAGGCGCTGGTGGTGCATCTAGAGATGATGGGGGCTTGTACTCTTTTGGTCTTTCAGTTTTTGACCGAGTTACAGCCGCACGAGAAGTTTTATTTTCGTCTTTTTTCATACTATGCTCCTTCCGTGAGTTTTAGTTGTTTAGCATACTCTTCGAGTGGCACACCTAATTTTTTAGCTATTGCTACCTGTGATGATGTGAGTCTCACAGTTTTGCGACCAGGTTTTGAGCTTCTGTTAGCCGAAGCTACCGACTGAACGGCCCTGTTCGTTTGCTTAGTCTCATTATTATCAAATTTGTGCCCGAAGTCAACTCTAATCCTTTTATCAATCTCTTCATAATATTCGTTTGATTTAGGATCATAACCTTCTTTATCAACAAGATCTTTGTGAATCTCGAATGCAGTAAATGTCATAGCTCTATCTGTTCCGAACCATCTATTTTTTGCAGCCCAATCTTCAGCCATAGGATCAGCTTGAGGCATTTGTTGAGGGGTTTGATTTGGTAATTGTCCACCGTCTGACAGTTTAACAGGTGTTTCCTGTTCAACTGGCTTTGCTTCTTTTCTTTGCTGAAGTTTAGCGTTCTCGAAAGCTAACTCAGCAATTTTTTTATTTGCTTCAACTTGAGCTGTTGCATCACCTGCTTCAATGGCAGACGCTAATTTTTGTTGCGCCATGTCCATACCAGATTTTACACTTTCCTCAAATTTAGCAGTGTAATCAGAATCAACTTTATTAAATCTTTCCTGATCTTGTTTTCTTTTATTTTCAATTGCAGTAGCGTATTCGATAGCAGCAGCTTCTCTTCTTTCTGCTTCTCTCATCTTACGCGTAAGTTTAGCAATTCTAGATTGCACACCTTTACTGTAATCTTCTAATTTTTCATCTTCCTTTTTTTCATCTAATTTTGTTTCTCTTTCATTTTCATATGTTTTATCTGTTCCTGTTTCTTGTTCCGGCTGTTCTATTACAGCTTCATCTTTTTCTTCAGCTACATTAATCTCGGTCTCCGGACCGGATGTATCAATGTCTACTGTCTTTTTTTCTTCCTCTGGCATAGTGTCCTTCCTATGTTAAAATTTATGCAAAATATCTGTTGGATCTTGCACAGTTGCTAGTACTTCGTCATCGTTAAGAAGACGAACTTCCCCACCCTCAATTTCAATACGAGATCCTGCATAACGTGCGAAGACTACCCAGTCTCCGACCTTGCACCATGGACCTTGTGAAAATCTATCTTTATCATTGTAACAATCAGGTCCCATCGCAAGTACATTACCGCATTGTGATCCTACCTGTTGTCGTTCTAAAGTTTCTTGTCCAAGTAAAACTCCGCCTTTAGTTTTTTCATTCATTTTAAATGGTAAAACTAACATACGCCAACCTGTTGGTTGAGGAAGTTTTGCTTTTTCTTTTGTGACTTCTTTTTGCTCTTCTGATTTCTTTAACCCTACTAATTCTTTAGTTGGGGTTATTATTTTTTTTGTCACCGATGTTGATGACTGTTCCTCTGTCTTCATTTTGCTCCTTATCGTTTAGCAGGTTAGAGATTTCCTGTTGCACTGATTCCAATGCATTAATCTGTCCTATGATATACTTGTAAGTTTCCATACTGTCAACCCCACCGGATGTGACCGATATGGCTAACTGTTCTATTCTTCTTTTGATTGCTCTTCTTAGACTATTTAGTATTTGTTCTGGTTCCATTTAACATTTCCATCTTCTCCGTGCTTGTCTGATTCGAGAATTAGGATCGTTACGTGTTTTTGCAGATGATCGTTTGAGTTGGCCTGCGCTTCTTGCACAGTACGACTTACGTCGATTTGCAGCTTTAGATCCCGGTTTCACTTTACCAGTCACGGCTGTTTTTAATTTACTTCCAGGATTTGCTGCCCTGTAAGCTCTTACACCCTTTGCTGTCATTCCAGCTCCGGATTTTGTTTTTCTATAATTACCACCTTTACCGGTAGTTTTTCTTATAGGTTTTTCGCTTCTACCACCTTTAGCCATTGTCACTCTTTCGGCCATTGTATAACCGTCTGCATTATGTCCTGGAGGTGGTTTATAACCAGCTCTTGGAGACGTTGCATGTTGCAACGTTAATGCAGTTTGACCAGCGTTAGGTGATTTAAACATTACGCCTTTTTCTTTTTAGGTTTTTTAGCTGTCTTGGCCGCTCTTTTAAAATTAGCAGCAGTTGGTGCTCCTTTAGCTCCAGGTTTTCTCATTTTCTCACCTGAACCAGCAGCGATTCTCTTTTTTTTCGCGTGAATATTCGCGTACAAACCACGTTTTGCCATTATGCTTTTCCCTTCTTTTTTTTCTTAGGAATAATTCCTTTTGCCATTAAAATATCTTTTTTAGTGATTTTACCATCACCTGAGTGATCTGGAAATTTACTTTTCTTTTTTGCTTTTCCACCTTTTTTCATCATCATCATTTTTTTCATTCCCGGCATAGTTTCTCCTTTATTGTATTATTGCAAGACATTGATGGCAAGATTTTATAAATCTTGTATGCGATCCACAATGTTTTGGTTTATGAACCGGTGTATCCGGTTCAGGTACTTTTGTAAAAAATTCTATATGCTCATCAACTTCATCACACATACATGCTTTGATGTTAAATAGTTTGCAAATAAAATGTTTTAATTTTTTAAACATTACTTGTTTATTTTACCAGACTTTTTAGCTTTAGAACCAAACTTGCCATATGAATCATCAGCAGAAGCTTTTAACTGTTTAGCAGTTCTTTTCTTCTTAACTCTCATAGCAATAGATTCATCTTTTCTATCTTTGTAACCCTGCTTTTTCTTTTTAGCAGAACCACCTTTTTTCATACCAGATGCTCCAGTTGGAAATCTGACATTTGATCTTATTCCGTTTTGTCTCATTTTTTTCCTCCGTTTCTAAAAATTTGAGTTCCCTTTATACCATATATGCTCGCCACGACAAGGATCCACAAATTTGTGAACCATGACGGGAGCTGCGAAAACATCTCGAAAAACAATTTTACTTTGTCCATTGCTCCCGGATCGTCCGATACGACTGCCCAAGCCAAAATTACCACGGGCAAACTTAGAATTATCAAAACCGCCTCGTCCTTCCAGTCCGACTGACGTGCCTCTAATAATTTGCCTTGGTAAGCTTCCTTACCTTCGGCCATACGAGACGCGTGCATAAGCTGTGCATCTGACATAGCTATTTTCGTCTTCTGCTTGTTAGCATAAATTTTACTTCCAGCAGAAACGGCTAATTTAATTGCCGATAACCACATGTTAGTACCAAGTAGCTTTTACAGGTTTTCTAGTTTTCGTACCTTTAACAGTTACAGTGTCACCTTGAGCAATATAGTTTTGTCCTCTGATACTTGATTTAGATCTTGGATCTAAGTGCAAGTTTTGAGAAGGTGTTTCTATTTCTACTCCGCCACTAGCGTAACCATCTTTGTTTACTCCAACTGGTTTTGTTATTTTTGGGTCCTTCATAATTTTCTCCTAATTGTTATTATACTATCTTTTCGGCCCTTTCAAGACATTTACGTCTCGGGCTTTCATAGCGTCTGATGTTAGTTTAACATCTGCAGACATCATTGATTTTTCAATGGCTGTATCAGCTCTTAGTTGAGCTAAATCTTCGTTTTGTTCAAGTTTTTTATCATTTAGATCTTTTGCTTGTACCATTTTAGCTCTGTCAAGATTGATTCTAGCTTCGTCTTCTTTCATCTTACGTTCACCTTCCATGGCTTTTAAATCTACTTCTCTTTGTTTTAATTTAAGTAATGGATCATGATCAAACTGAGATGTTATTTGTTTTTCTTCCTTCATAAAATCTTCTGTCATATCAGCAATTAATAAAGCTTTTCTAGCTTCTATCTTTTGAGATATTTGTTGCAGCTGTTGTTGTATCTGAGGGTTTTGCACAGCCATTTGTTGTAGTTGTGGTAACATCTGCATTTCTTGAGGAAACTCTAGTTGTACCTGTTCTTGTGCCATCAATGATATATGCTCCATAATATTTTTTTCTAATGCTGCAGTAATGCTAGGATTATTTCTAACAAAGTTACTAGACATAAAATTTAAGTGAGCAGTTATATGTGCTCTATGATCTTGACCTGGAAACGCTTGGAAAGGTTTCATACCCATTGCATCTATGTGTTCTAATGCTGGATCTTTTGGTTGATTAGGTGGAGGTGGTGGTAAAACTCTGTCAATATCTTTTACACCGATTGCCTCATACATACCTCTGTAAGCCATATACATGTTATGCATTTGTGGATTAGAAGTTGCTAATCTTAATTGTTCTTGTGCAAGTGACACTCTCTGACTCATAGAAAATATATTAGGGTCAGCTACCGGTAAAACATCTACTCTGTCATCAAAGTCTGTTGCTTTAATATTTCTTGATGCACCAGGAACATCATAAGGATATTCTGGTGGTAAAGACTCACCAAATATTTTGGCAAGTAATTTAAATTCTTGTTTTAGACCTACGTAAAGTCTTTTATGGATTGCTGACATCACTCTTGAACCACGTTCTAAAAGAGCCACGGTCGTACCAACAGCGGCCTGTTGATTCCCGTCCCCAACCTGCATGTCAGCAATGGACGCGA